GAACTCAAAGGTTTTGAAAAGGAAGACATCCAGTCCTTAGTCAATGAAATGATGAAGAAAGATGACGAAGATGAAGACGATGAAGATGAAGATGAAAAATCTGAGTCAACAAAGGCTGACCTTCTAAAGAAAATTGCTGAACATTTCAAATCAGAGGACGAAGAAGTTGTGAAAGAATCTTTAACTGCAATCTTAGAAGCATCTCATAAAGATGACGAAGAAGATGAAGACGAAGAAGAGATGGATGAAGCTACTAAGAAAGAAGCTTCTGACGAAGATGACGAAGACGAAGACGAAGACGAAGATGAAAAATCTGAATCTTACGACATGTCAGACGACATCGATGCTCTAGTCGGTGGTGAAGACCTTTCAGAAGAATTCAAATCAAAAGCAAAAACAGTTTTCCAAGCTGCTGTATCTGCAAAAGTTAGTGAAATCAAAGAAAACCTTGAATCTCAAAAGAGAGACGAGATTGTTGAAGCATCTAACGAACTTAAAGAAGAGTTAATCAATAAGGTTGATTCATTCTTAGGTTATGTTGCAGAAGAGTGGGTTAAAGATAACGAACTTGCAATTGAAAGAGGACTTAAGTCTGAGTTAACAGAAAACTTTATACAAGGACTTAAATCATTATTTGAAGACCATTATGTTGAAGTTCCAGACGACAAATTAGATGTTGTTGACGAACTTGCAAGTAAAATCGAAGAAGTAGAAGCTAAACTAAATGAAGAAGTTTCTAAAAACATCGATTTATCTCAAGAAAGAGATGAACTTGTTAGAACACAAGTGGTTGGACAGGTTTCTAAAGACCTCACTGAAAGTGAAGTCGAGAAACTTACAAAGTTAATTGAAGACATCGACCAAGATGAAGATTTTGAGTCTAATGTTAAAACAATTAAGGAATCTTACTTTAGTGACTCTAAAGAGACATTACAGTTAGATGAAGAAGTGGTTAGTGATAGCGATGAAAATACTTCGACCAAGGTAAACCTTGACCCAAGTATGGCTGCATATTCTGCCGCATTAGGAAAAGTTGACCCTAACAAATATAGATAGGTCAATTTTAAATATTAACACTTTTTAAAAATTAAGGGGATACATAAAATGTTTATGTCAGAAACTTTACAAGAGAAGTGGCAGCCAGTATTGAGTCATCCAGATTTACCAGAAATCACTGACCCATACAAAAAAGCTGTAACTTCTGTGGTTCTTGAGAACCAAGAAAGAGCCTTTAACGAAGAAAATGGAATCCAAGGATTAACTGAGGATGCACCAATCAATAACGCTGGTGGCGCTGTTGGTGGAACAGGTGTAGACAACTGGAATCCTATTCTAATTTCTTTAGTTCGTAGGTCTCTTCCAAACCTAATCGCATACGACATCTGTGGTGTGCAACCAATGACTGGCCCTACAGGATTAGTATTCTGTATGAAGGCTAGATATAACGATAATACTTCAAGACTTGCTATGTCCGAGGCATTATTCAACGAAGCTGATACTGATTTCTCAGGCTCAGGAACACAAGCAGGTACAGACCCATTCGGTGATGCAGCTGCTTATGCAACTGGTACTGGTATGACTACAGCAGAAGGTGAAGCATTAGGTGATGTTGAAGCATCAAATCCTTTTGCATCAATGGCTTTCACTATTGAGAAAGCAACTGTAACTGCTAAGTCAAGAGCTCTTAAAGCTGAATACACAATAGAACTTGCACAAGACCTTAAAGCAATTCATGGTCTAGATGCAGAAACAGAACTTGCAAATATCTTATCTGCTGAAATCCTTGCGGAAATCAACAGAGAAGTTGTAAGAACTGTTAACATCCAAGCAAAAGCTGGTGCTCAAACTGGTGTTGCTAATGCTGGTAGATTCGACTTAGATGTCGATTCATCTGGTAGATGGTCAGTTGAAAAGTTCAAAGGTATGCTCTTCCAAATCGAAAGAGATGCTAATGTAATCGCAAGAGAGTCAAGAAGAGGAAAAGGTAACTTTATCCTTTGTTCTTCTGATGTCGCTTCTGCATTGTCAATGGCAGGAATGCTTGACTATGCTCCAGCTCTTAACACTGAATTATCAGTTGATGATGCTGGTAACACATTCGTAGGTGTTCTAAATGGTAAATATAAAGTTTATATTGACCCATATTCTGCAAATAACACTGCTAAACAATACTTTGTAGTAGGTTACAAAGGTTCTTCACCATATGATAGTGGAA